GACTTTGCTGATGGCGAGTTCAGCGAGCGAGAGGCGTTCATTTGGCTCGTTGGGCAGGCCGCTTGGAAGCCGATGCGCATCCGTGTCGGGAGCGGCGCCATCGACCTTGCGCGCGGCCAGTGCGCCTTCTCCACCCGCTTCCTCGCAGAGAAATGGTCGTGGTCTGAGGCTCGCGTTCGCCGTTACCTCGGACGCCTGATTTCGCGTGAAATTATCTGTGCGGCCGCTGACAAAAAAGCGACGCACATAACGATCCTAAAATACGACCGTTTTCAACGGGTTAGCCTACCCGAAGCCGACGTGCCGACGCACACGCGACGCACCTCCGACGCACCTACGACGCACCCGCGACGCAAAGAAGAAGACATTAAAGGCACTGAACTCATTCAAGATATCTCCTCACTTCGTTCGGAGAGCGCGCCTGCGGCGCCGAGCCCGAGGCGGACGAAGATCAAGCCGACTTGGCTGCTGGCAGAGGATGAGACCGCAGCGGCTCGCAAGGCCGGCGTTGAGCCCAGCCGCGCGGCGGTGATCTGGCCGCAGTTCATCGATTACCACGCCGGCAAGGGCACCATCATGGCCGACTGGCTGGCGGCGTGGCGCACGTGGTGCCGGAACGACGTGAAGTTCTCGGGACGTGATGCTCGCCAGAAGCAACGCCCGCCGCCAAAGCCCGCCGATTTCTGGGCCGCCGAGGCCATCGAAGCGAACGCCGAACTCACCGGAGGCCGCTATGACAACCGCCCTTTCAGCCGTGACGCAGGCCCGTGGGATCGTTCCGGTGAGCCGGGCGGTCGCAGATTTGACGAGCCGGCTGCACAACAAGCTGGAGCCGATCCCTGGCGAGTTCCGGCGCTGCGCCTTGTCGGCGGCCGATGAGCCGTCCGCCGAGCAGCGTGCGGTCTTGGTCGATCGGCGCCAACACCTCGATGAGCGGCTTCAGCCCTGTGACGCGGCGGTCATCGTCCGAGCCGTTGGGATGCTGCGGTCGGTAATGGCAGTTCCGAACGTAGATGATGAGACGCGGAAGCTTCAAAAGAAGGCGTTCCTTGTCACGCTGACGAAGTACCCCGCCTGGGCCGTAGAGGCGGCCTGTGCGCAGTTTCTGGCGGCCGATCAGGGGGAGGGGATCCATGCCCCCAAGCCCGGCGAGATCGCCGCTGTCTGCCGCCGCCTCATCGCAGAAGCGCAGTACGAGCGCGCGAAGATCAACGCGGTGCTGGATGCCGAGATCTACACCCCGCCGACCGATGAGGAGCGGGCCGAGGTATCCCGCCGCTTTGCCGAGATCGTGGCCGAGCTGTCCGAGGCCAGCGCCGGCAACCGAACCCGCGAAGCCGGCACCGCCCACGCTGACCGTCTTCAAGCTCTCTCCACCCTAAGAGAAGCCGAAGCCAAAGCGAGATCTCAAGAGAGCGAGGGAGTGAGAGCGTGAGTGAAATGAACCCGTTCTGGATGGTCTACGGCCTCGGCCAGGGGCAGCCGACGTGGCAGCATCCATCCGCGCATGCTGCCACTCGCGAGGCCGAGCGGCTTGCCCGCCTGCATCCCGGTAAGACCTTCATCGTGCTGGAGGCCATCGGCGCCGTCCGCAAGCGCGACATCGAGATCATCCCGATCGGCCGCGGAACGCAGGCGGATCTGGACGACGACATACCCTTCTAGGAGCGAAGCGTGACCCCTCAAGAGCGCAACGCCCGCGCCTACTGCCTCTCCATCGGGGCCAACCCGGATGAGCCTGTCAGTGGCTATCCGACGCCGAGCTTCTTTTGGTTCATCGGCGACCGGCAATGGGTCGAGGCCCCTCGTTGGTGCTGGTACGTCGGCGCCAAGATCCAGCATCATCACGCAGCGGAGTAAGACCATGGGCGCCCGACTGTACGGCAAGCACCTCGGCTCCAAGCCGGACAACGACAACCAGCCGAAGGCCAAGGCCAACGAGATCCCGCTTGAGCACGACGAGCGTCGCACAGCGCCCGTGATCGAGAAGGAGGCCGGCAAGGGCTGGTACTGCCTCATCACCGTACCGCAGGGCGAGTACCGCTGCCAGGATGGGCTCAGCGAGGCCGGCATCCCGAGCTACGTGCCGACCGAGACCTATTGGGAGCGGCGTCGAAAGGGCAGGGACCTGTACCTGACCGAGCTGCAGCGGCCCCTGTTCAGAGGTTACCTCTTCGCGCACCTGCCGCACCCCGAATGGCGGACGGACGCGGCAGGCGCAGACTACCCTGTCCTGCCTGATGCCTGGGGCCCGACGATCAAGCCTCGGCACCAGCCGGCGTCGCCGATCGGCGTCCTGTCCTGCCTCGGCAACAACGGCTACCCCGTCCCGATGCCGATCCGCTACACGACGGCGAACGGCACGCTCGGCGGCATCGCCCCCATGGCTGACGAGGAGCGCGAGGGCTGGTTTGACGAGCGCAAGCGCCAGAGCCTGATCGCCTTCCGAGAGGCACGCACTGCCGAGGCTCAGCGTCTGGCAGCCCTGCCAGCCGTCGCGAAGGGCGACCGGATCCAGATCACCGAAGGCCCCTTCGCAGGCGCTACCGGCACGGCCGACAACGACAACGACGGGCGAGGGCGCTTCCGGATCCTGACCTCGGTCTTCGGCGGCATGGCGCTGGTCGAGGTGTCGTTGGAAACGGTCGAGAACCTTGATCGCCCGATGCACAAGGCGCCGGCAGCCCTTCGCCGAGCCTAACTTTGATAGACAGTGCCTATCAATGCTTGACATATCGATTGGCGCTTCTATAATTCTCGCCACGACGTTGTGCGGGCCAAAAGGCAGTGCCTTCCGCGCATAGGGCCATGAGGGGATACCCCGCCGCCCTCGGTCGGGCTCGCTTTGGTCTCCTCAGATGACCCGTGGCGAGTAGCCCGCCCGCATTGCCACCAAATTCCGCTAGCCTTCGCCGGACCTCGCCATGCCCGAGACCATCCCGGCCGACATCGCAGCGGCAATCGACATTTTCCATTTGCGAGCCCTGAGAGAGGGCAAGCTTGGAATTGGCACCCAAGCCTCATCCGAGGCCGCGAACGCCGCCAGTGAAGCCCGTAAGCGATTGGATGCGGCAATCGCGATGCACCTCCGAAGCGCCGAGCGCGCCTGCGACAGCTACGCCCGCGAGAACCAGCAGCTTTCCGACAGAGTCGATGAGCTAAAGGCCGCGATGGACGCCATCACGAGCGGAGCCGCCTGATGTTCGAGATCGGCATGCGCGTCGTCTGCACGAAGCCCGCCGAGGCTGTGTGGTTTCCCGATATCCCGCCGGAGCTTTGCCCCGAGCATGTGCCGGTAACCGGTGGTATCTACACGATCCGCGATATCGTTATGGGGTCCTCGGAACTTGGGGGCAAGCCTTGGACTGAGGCGCCCGGCATCGTTGGGCTGATCTTTGAGGAAATCCGCAACGAGCCTCGGCTGACCACGAACGGCCCCGATCAGGAGCAGGCGTTCCACGAAGACGATTTCATGCCGCTTGATGAGCGAGATGACGCCGTCGTGACGGCAACTGACATGCCAATTCTGGTGATCAGTCGTTGAACGAAGACGATCTCTCCGACGTCCGGCTAGACCGTGATCCCGACGACCTCCTCCCCGAGGACTGGGACGAGGTTGCAGACGGTGAGATCGAGCTACCCGGCATTCGGCGCCGGGTGATGGCTGAGACCGCCGAGCGCGCCTGATGGAAGCCTGGGTGCTTGAGCATCCTGCGCTGTCCGGCTTCGCCCTCGGCGCTGTGATCGCTTCGGCTGGGCTAGCCTGTGCCCTGATCGCCATCCTCGCTGAGACCGCAGGGTTCTGACAATGCCGAACCCAGACGCCGTCCTGACCTGGCTGTTCTTGCCGAGCCACTTCTACGCAGCATGGATCTGCGCCGGCTTCGACCTGATGACGGGAGCACGAGATGCGTGAGATTACCAGTCACAAGGTCAATCTGGCCAACGACACCCTCACCGTTCAGGTCCATGACCAGCCAGGCGCTGGAGGTGCCAATCACCTCTATGCCGTCTATGGCTTTCACACGCTGAACAATCCGTCCGCCGATAGCACCTGCCGAGATGAGACATGCCTCAAGGTGCTGTTCCAGAACGGCCCGATCGGCGAGATGGGCGTGAACGGCATCACGCAAGAGGTGCTGCTGGCGATTGTTGCTGATCGTCTTCAGGCCTTCCAGGCCGGTCCTTACGCTTGTGTTGAGAATGCTGAGGCGCTGAAACACGTCGAGGCCGCGCAAGAAGCGCTGCTGTCACGCACTCGGGCTCGTATGGCCCGTGGCGTCGAAGGCACGCACACGGTCTGACCATGCGCCCCACCGACACCCTCCTCTCCCTGAGCCATGCTCGCATCGCCCGTGCTGCTGCCGCTGGCCCTCGCCGAGCCACACAGCCCACAGCCCTGACCGATCGCCAGCATCTGGCCCGCATCGCTCAGGCTGATACGGCTGATAGCGAGTTCAGAGATCTGACACGCAGGAGCCATCCATGACGCAGGACGCTCACAAGATCGCCCTCAGCCGCCTCTGCGCCAATGTCGCCGAGCAGCATGCCAAGGGCCTCGACCTTCTCGCGGAAGCCAACGCCGCCCCTGACATGGGTACGGTCAAGGAGAAGCTGGCTGCTGCCATGCCGCTTCTGTCCGATCTTACCACCTCCATGGACGCCATCGTCCAGACCGCGACCGTCATGGCGACGGGTGAGATGCCCGTAGCGTCTGAAGAGAAGCCCGCTGAAGCCGATCCGGCTCCTGCTGCGCCGTCTCCCTCGGCCGAGACCGCCGCAGCCGCTCCTGCCTCGTCCAGTGACATGCCGGCTTCGACCGAGAGCACCGGGGATGCTGCGCCTGCCAATGGCTCTGATCCCGAGCCTTCGGCCGAGGACACGGCTGCGAAGCGTAAGCGCGGCTAACTCACCAAACTAGTGTGATCTGCTGTGACCCCTCCGAACGCCGGCAAGGGGCGTCCGAAGGGCGTTCCGAACAAAACCACCGCCCTGCTCAAGGATGCGATCCTCAAGGCCGCTCAGACGGCCGGCGGCGGCGGTGATGAGGGGATAGCGAACTACCTCGCTGAGCGAGCCATCGACACGCCGGGGCCGTTCCTAGCGCTGCTGGGCAAAGTGCTCCCGATGCAGATCGCGGGCGACGAAGAGAACCCGGTCCAGCACATCGTGAAGATCGAGCGTGTCATCGTCCGTCCTCCAGATCGAGACACCTGAGGTCTTCCTGCCGCTCCTGCAGCCGGCTCGCTACAAGGGCGCGCACGGCGGTCGAGGCTCCGGCAAGTCGCACTTCTTCGGCGAGATGCTGATTGAGGAGTGCTTGATCCAGCCGACCCGGGCGGTCTGCGTTCGTGAAATCCAGAAGTCGCTGGAGCAGTCGGTCAAGCGGCTCCTTGAGGACAAGATCAACCGTCTCGGCGTGGCTTCGCGCTTCCGCGTGCTGGACACCAGGATCGAGGTCGACAACGGCGGCCTGATCGTATTCCAGGGCATGCAGAACCACACAGCGGAGAGCATCAAGTCGCTGGAGGGGTTCAGGGTCGCGTGGGTGGAAGAGGCGCAGTCGCTGTCGCAGCGCTCGCTGGATCTGCTTCGTCCCACGATCCGCATGCCGGGCTCGGAGCTGTGGTTCTCATGGAACCCGTCGAAGGCCACGGACCCGGTTGATACGCTGCTCCGCGGCGAGACCCGCGTTCCGAACAGCATCGTGGTCGAGGCCAACTGGTCGGACAACCCGTGGCTGCCGGCCGAACTGGTCGAGGAAAAGGACTACGACCAGCGGCGCGACGCTGACAAGTACGCCCACATCTGGCTGGGTGGCTACCAGCGTAACAGCGAGGCCCGCGTCTTCCGCAACTGGCGGGTTGAGGCGTTCGACACCCCGACTGATGCCCGGTTCTACTACGGCGCGGACTGGGGCTTCAGCGTCGACCCGACCACGCTGGTCCGGTGCTTCACTGAAGGGCGAACGCTCTACGTCGACCGCGAGGTTTACAAGGTCGGCTGCGAGATCGACCGGACGCCGGCCCTGTTCGATACGCTGGACGATGGTCAGGCCCGCAAGTGGCCGATCCGAGCCGACAGCGCTCGGCCTGAGACGATCTCCTACCTACAGCGGCATGGCTATCCCAAGCTGGTGCCGGCCACGAAAGGGCAGGGGTCGGTAGAGGACGGGATCGAGTTCCTGAAGTCCTACGACATCGTGGTGCATCCGAACTGCCGGCACACCATCGATGAGCTGACCCTATACGCCTACAAGACCGACCCGCTCACAGGCGAGGTGCTGCCCGTGCTAGCGGACAAGAAGAACCACGTCATCGACGCCCTGCGGTATGCCGTGGAGCTTCTGCGGGGTGCCAAGCCCCTCATCGTCTCGGCCGAGCAGGCAGCCGCCTTCGGTCTGGGCCGTCGCCGCTACGGATGACCAAGCGCGCTCAGCGGCGAGCCCGAGCCCGGGTCAACGCCGCCCCGACACAGAAGCAGGAGACCATCGCTCCACTCAAGGTGACGCGGGAGCATGTGGCGCTGTTCGCTAAGCCGAAGCCTGCGAGGGTCGACCCGTTCGCCCTGCCGGAGTTCCCGCGCAGCGCCACGCCGGCTGTCAGCCTCGCCCAGGATGATGCGCTCTCGGCCACGGGGGCTTGGGCCGCTCAGGTCCTCGCCGCCGGCCAGATCGACGCCGCGCTGGAGGGCCAGCACTTCCTCGGCTACCCGACGCTGTCGGCGATGGCCCAGCGTCCCGAGTACCGGCGCATCGTGGAAACGATCGCCACCGAGATGACGCGGAAGTGGATCCGTCTTGTCAACCGCAAGGGCGATGAGCAGACCCAGGAACGCGTCGACCTGCTGACCGATGCCCTTGAACGCCTGAACGTGCGAGACGCCTTCCGCAGGGTTGCGGAGGGGGACGGGTTCTTCGGTCGCGGGCACCTCTACATCGCCCTGGATGGCGATCAAGTCGGAGACGAACTGAAGGCGCCGATCGGCAACGGTCGGGACGCCGCCAGTCGTCAGAAGGTTCGCAAGGGCAAGCTCCTGCGCCTGCAGCCGGTCGAGGCCGTCTGGGCCTACCCGCAGAGCTACAACACGATCAACCCGCTGGATGCGGACTGGTACGTTCCTCAGACGTGGTACGTGCAGGGCAAGGCGATCCACCGGAGCCGGCTGCTGACCTTCGTCGGTCGCGAGGTGCCGGACCTGCTCAAGTCGGCCTACGCGTTCGGCGGCCTGGCCATGACGCAGATGGCCCAGCCCTATGTCGCAAACTGGCTGCGAACCCGTGAGGATGTGTCGGACTTGATCGCCGCGTTCTCTGTGAGC